CAATTACATTCGTGAGTCCATTCTTGGTAAAACTAGCATGTCCTTTTTCCATGCCAACTCAGTCCCCATTGATACTTTCCTTGAAAAAGCGAGAACTATTCTTGCTGCTAATCATTTGGGGAATCTACCCAAAGACCTTAAAAATCTTCAAACCCTTAAATCCCTTGTTGTAGAGGGAAACGAAATTATGGCGAAATCTATTCGAGATCGCTATTCGGCTGGAATTTTAGACATATTGAGGCGAGAAATCAACTTGATGGAAACTCTGTTAGCAGATTTTTACCGAGCTTCAGTTCATTTACGTGGCTTGAGACAGGAACCTGTTTCAGTTATGTTTGGTGGAGGAGCTGGTACCGGCAAGTCCGTGGCTATGGCCTACTTATGTAGTGCCATTATGGGTCGCGTTCTTAATGACCACGAGTTTGAAGCCTATGAGCGGTTACCTGCTGATTTTGTCTATAATAGACAAGCAGAAGCCATTTATTGGGATGGTATGGAAAGCCACATTATTACAACCTTCGATGATTTCGGTCAGGCTAAGGATGTAGCTGGTCAACCAGATAACGAGTATATGAATTTTATCCGAGCAGTCAACACTAATGAGTTTGATATGCACGCCGCAGGCATGGAGAAAAAAGGGAATTCTAAATTCCACTCGAAATTTGTGTTCGCCACAACAAATCGGATCTCTTTTAACCCTGAGAGTATATTCTCTGAAGAGGCCCTATATCGGCGTATTACGATTAACTTGCTAGTGGTTCCTAAACCGGAATTCACTACGCGAGCTACTCAAAAAGCAGATTTGATGCATCGGAAATTGGACATGTCCAAAATTCGAAAGACGAGTCTGACCGATGAATATGGTGTTGATTCTGAAGGAACTGTTTTGGACCCTGCTGTGCAGAATTTCCATGTGGTTCGTAAGGATGGCACACCAACAGGTGTTGTCTATGACTTTGACCAACTAGTTGCAGAAGTTGAGCGTCTCTATGAAGAGCGCAAAGGATGGCATTTGAGGCTCACAGCCGAATTGGCCAAGGTTGCCCTGGAATACAGGACTTCCAGACCCCAGTCTGGTTTTGTTTCCAAGCAGGTAGAGACCGTGGAAGTGGCAAACTTTCTTGATCCTACGTTCGATGAGGAATTTAAAACCTTGTTGGGCGAGATAGAAGATGTCAATAAATCTACGGGTCCCACTGTCGACCAATGGAAAATGGATGTTCGTCATGTCTGTGTTAACTTATGGGGGAGCGATATGCTCTTTACCTCGTATGAAGTTTGTCTCAGATTGATTTATGTTCAATATTACAATGATTCAGCTAGACTTCCCTCGCTTATTCAGCTTGGAGAGTTCGTGGAATTCCACAAGTACGCAAAAGTCGAGGTAGTTCTGCCTAAAGTGGATTTATCTAAGTACTTAGTGCCACCAAAACACGAGTCCGTATTATCTCGGATTTGTGATGCTGTAAAAGCTGTTTATAATGATCACGTGTTGCCATCTATTTGTAAGGTGGCAGATTTTGCTCAGAATAATCCTTTGGTTATTATCGGTGTAACTGCCGCCCTGACTCTGATGTACCGAAATCTCGGTGTTGAAGAGGATACCCCCAAAGACCACGACATTGTTGTGGCAGAGTCTTATGGCACTGAAACTAAAACAAAGAAGGCCCAAACGCGAAAGATTTCTTCATTGCGTAAAGCAAAACCTGAAATAGCGATAAACGGAAAATTCCATTCTGATGTTGCTACGAGTCTCGAGAAGAGGAATATGTTCCAATTATTTGGTCCTAACTCTAAAGGCGAACAGATACGGCACGGTTATTTAACCGTTGTTGTTGGTCGTGTAGCCATTATCCCGAATCACTTTATAAAGGTTTTTGAGGCTCAGGTCAAGTTGAACCCGAATTTTGCGGATAAACTTTTGACTATTTCTCGAGAGGAAAAAACCTTTCATAAGCACATTTTCCCTGTTTCTGCACTCCTTGATGGAGTTAGAAGAGGGTTATTGGAACAGAATGATTTAACACTCGTTGTGTTACCTGCTGAGGTACAGCCCTGTAGAGATATTCGGAAGTTTTTTGTGAATGAGAAGGATCTCGACACGATGATGTACAACGTGCCTTTCGATTTGCGCTTGCCTGGCGCAGTTGCTAAGAGCCATGTTGGTGTTGCTCAAGCGCGAGATAAGCACTTAGTAGTCAGTTCATCTGAAACTGGGAGTTATACTGTGCGTTACCAGTACCAATATCAGAACTTTACTCAATCTGGTGATTGTGGTGGATTATTCACTATGATTCGCCCTAGCAATGGTACCCGTGTAATAGCGGGCTTCCACGTTGCTGCTTGTGCTGCTTTGAAAGCTTCGTATGCCGCATCCATTTGCTTGGAAGATTTGGAAGAAGATCTGAAGTTGTGTGTGAGTGAAGAGGAAGATGTTTTTGTCTCTCCTATTGAGTTTGAAGGTGCTGATACCACTGTTCCGAGTACGTTACCCGAAATGCGGTTTGACTATCTCGGCAAACTCTCGCCAGCCCCTGTCCCAGTGACTACAACCAAAATTACCCGTTCTCCTCTATGGGCTAAATGGGGATCTCCTAAAACCTCGACTGCGAAGTTGAGAGCTTTTGAGGTGGACGGTGAAGTCATTAATCCGATGCAAGTGGCACATACCAAGTATGGACACAATCCTGTTTACATTAATCCTGATGATATCAGATTTGTTTGCAATGAATTTTTAGTCCAACTAGGTACAGTCCACCCCAGCATGGTCCGATTGTACTCATATTCTGAGTGCATACACGGAGTAGAAGGAATGGACAGTTTTCCTAAAATCCCGGCCGATACCAGTGCCGGGTACCCCATGAACCTTCAAGGTCACTTGAATCTCAAGAAAGAGATTTCT